GTTTTACGAAGATAAGAAAGACTTAGCAGAAACTAAAGTTAGACTTATCAGAGAAGCAAAAACTAAATTTGCAGAAGTTCAAAAGAGCTTCATCAAACGCAGTGCTGAAGCAGTATCAGAAACAGTTGGCAAGACTCTTAACAAAGAGATTAAGTCGCTAAAAGAAGATATTGAAGCAGCTCGCAGAAACGACTTCGGTCGTAGACTATTCGAAGCATTTAGCAACGAATATGCAAACAGCTACTTAAATGAGAAATCAGAAGTAGCAAAGCTAATGAAAGTTGTAGATCTAAAAGAAAAGCAATTAACAGAAGCTAAAGTTGCAGCTGGAAAAGCAATTAAACTAGCAGAATCAAAGGAAACTGAGAAGAAGCAATTAATTGAAGCAGCACAGCGCAAAGACACAATTAATGATCTTATTGCACCTCTAAGTAGAGAGCAAAAGGGAATTATGACAGACTTACTGGAATCAGTACAAACAGCACGTTTACGTGCCCAGTTTGACAAATATCTACCGTCAGTTATCGACAGTAAAGGTCCAGCCAAGCAGAAGGCAGTACTATCAGAAGGCAAAGAAGTAACAGGCAACCGTGACGCAAGTGTCGTCGCACAAAAAGCAAATGACGAAAATGTAATAGAAATTCGTCGTCTAGCAGGTTTATAATAAAATAGGAGAAACCAAAATGTCAGAACTATTAGAAAGCCGCTGGCAGGATACTAAAACAGCACTTGTTGAAGGCCTAAACGGTAACAAAAAAGCGGTAATGGAAACAACTCTTGAGAATACTCGCAGGTATTTGTCAGAGAGTGCAACAGCTGGTGCTACTTCTGCCGGTAACGTAGCTACACTAAATCGTGTGATCCTTCCAGTGATCAGACGTGTAATGCCAACAGTGATTGCAAATGAACTAGTTGGTGTACAACCAATGACTGGTCCAGTTGGTCAGATTCACACTCTACGTGTTCGCTATAGCGACACAGCAGGGACAGGTGCATCTGGTGCAACAGCTGGTGAAGAGGCTCTAAGCCCATTCAAAATTGCTGAAGCATATTCAGGTAACACAACATCAGGTCGTGCAGACAACACTGCTGCACTAGAAGGTGTTGCTGGTAACAGAATGTCAATTCAGATCTTGAAACAAACTGTCGAAGCGAAGACCAGAAAGCTATCAGCTCGCTGGACTTTTGAGGCAGCTCAAGATGCACAATCACAGCACGGTATTGATGTTGAAGCAGAAATTATGGCTGCTCTAGCACAAGAAATCACAGCTGAAATCGACCAAGAAGTTCTTGCTTCACTAAGCACACTTGCTGGTTCAGCAGCTGAGACATATGACCAAGCCGGTGTTTCAGGTACAGCTACATTCGTTGGTGACGAACACGCAGCACTTGCTGTTCAAATCAACAGAGTTAGCAACTTAATTGCACAGCGTACAAGACGTGGTGCTGGTAACTGGGCAGTTGTTTCGCCATTCGCGTTAACAATCCTACAGTCAGCAACTACTTCAGCGTTCGCTCGTACAACTGAGGGTACTTTTGAAGCTCCAACTAACACCAAAATGGTTGGTACATTGAACAACGCTATGAAAGTATATGTAAACACATATGCTGGCGATGATTCACCAGTACTAATTGGTTACAAAGGTTCAAGCGAATCAGATGCAGCAGCATTCTACTGCCCATACATTCCGCTAATGAGCTCTGGAACAGTACTTGATCCAGCAACATTTGAGCCAGTTGTATCATTTATGACACGTTATGGTTATGTTGAGCTAAACAACACTGCGTCATCTCTTGGTAACGCAGCTGACTACCTAGGTAAAGTGGCTATCACTAACGGAAACGTTAGCTTTAGCTAAGTTTTACTTAGATAGAAAGAAATTTAAAGGGCGGCTTAGGTCGCCCTTTTTTTACGACTAAAACTCTTAACAAAGGAATTTATGGCCCGTGTTAAATTTAATCCAAGTATTGACGTACACGAAACTGTAAAGAAAAAAACATCAATAGGTGGCGGAAGAATTTCTAAATCTATGATGAATAAAAGTAAAAGACGTAGTTACAAAAAGTATCGTGGACAAGGCAAATAACAGATAAATAATTATACGTTCATCCTACGGGACGGAAGTAGCATATTGCGAAGGAACGCACTTTAACCCTTTAAATAGGAGGAGTGTTATGAGCAACTATACCCTTTGGTGCTACAAAAGACTAATCAAACAGCACCAAATCAACAAAATTAATAATATACTTGCCAAAAAACTGTATTTTTGGTAAAAAAGTGGTTGACTTTTATTTGTAAGATGTTATATTAATAACATAAGCTACAAAGACTTAGCTAGTCGATGTATATAGTGCAAGGAAGAGGCGTTTACCAGAGCGTCGAACTTGGCTGTTTAGGGGTGGTACCCAGGCTTGGTAGTAGAAATACGCTGAGTCACATCGCTCTACCGAGCGGAAACAGGCTCCCTGGTTATCAGAATGGCATCTGTGGCGAGGGGTTGTAGGTATAACCGAGTCCTACCTATTTTGCTTATTCTTAGAGCCCGCCACTGTGCGGGCTTTTTTCTTATTTGATAAATACTTGTGTCAGATAGCGAGCCGCAAGGCGGACTTATGCTGTACCCACAGCGTACCGGATAGAACCCGGATAGGACTACTTTATAGGAGAAAACAAATGGGAAGACCACTTAATAAAAGATATTTTGGAACACCTACAGCAGGTGGTAACGAAATCAAAGTACAGTTTCATAATGGAACTGGTTCAGTAAACGGTTGGATCGTAAAGCAATTAGGTTCTAAAAAGTTCCGTTGCACAGACGGTTCAGCAGTAAAAGATTGTGTACTTGTAGACAAAGCATCAGCAGCAGTAGCAGCAGGTGAAATGACTATTACAGTAAAAGACGATGGCGGTACAGCTCGTCAAGTTACAAAAATTGCTGGACGTAAAGTTACATTAGACACAGGAGCAAGCATTGCTTGGAATATGTCTGATAGTACATCCGATGGAGCAGTTGAGATGGAAGAAGCAGGTGACGATGCAACTATTGATGCTGTAGGAACAGACGAAGACGACTTTGAAGGTGATGACGTTTAATACGTTATGTAATGAAGTAGGGGAGAAATCCCCTACTAATTTTAAGGAATTATAATGTCAAAAGTAGTCAAAGTTTATAACAGTAATTACAAAGTTGCAGTACAGAGCGGCGGCACAATTACATTAGATACTGGTTCAGAAGTAGGCACAACTGTAATATCAGGTAATTTAGAAGTTAAAGGTACAACTACAACAGTTGAATCTACGGTTACTACTATTGCCGATAATATTATTACGCTAAGTCAAGGTACTACTGGAAATGGTATTCCTTCCTCTTTGGGATTTGTTTCTGGTATAGAAATTGATCGAGGCGATTTATTAAAAGCACAATGGCTGTTTGATGAAAGATTATCTTGGTCAACTGGTGGAAACACACAATTCGGAACTTTTTATGCAGCATTTGCAGATGGACAGAAGTTACCATTAAACACACCAGGTATTGTTGCACAAGGAAACTTGTATGTAAACACAGGTGCCGGCGTAATAACTGTTACAGGAACAACAGACTACGAAGAAAAAGTTTTTAATTACACAAACGGTGTAATTACAGCAGACGCAAATGGTATTGTTGTTGTAGATGACGACAATATTCCAAACGCAAAAGCAGTTAAAGACTACATTGAATATGTTTTTGCAAACGAATTTTATAATACAATTGGTGAAGGTAACACAAGTATTACTGTTACAGACGAAATTCACTCACTGTCAACTATCGTAGAAGTTACAAGTTCAGGTAGTACAACTACTATTAGTACACAAGGTCAACACGGCTTTACAACTGCTGATACTGTTACTATTAGCGGAGTACAATCAGGAGGAGATCCTGTTGAAAACCTAAATGGTCAAAATATTCAAATTACAGAAATTGTTTCTGCTAACGCATTTAAAGTTAATGTAAACACTACTGGTGGTAATGCAGCAAACTATGTAAACAATTCTGGTATAGTAACTAAAACAGGTGCAGTAGAATCAAACGTAGCAATTACAGTTGACGGTATTAACAGCTCTAACTTTTATAAGAACAGAGTCGAAATAGAAGATATTAGAATTTCAGGAAGTGAAATACAAGCAATATCAAGCAACCAAGATTTAACTATTAGCGCACCGGGTACAGGCACGGTAAAAATCGAAGATGTACTTGAAATACCTTCATCTCCTTACATAGACGACAATTCAACTGATCCAACACAACCTACAAGCGGGATTAGAGTTTATAGCAAATCAGAAGGTGCCGGTCAGACAGGCTTGTATTATGTAAATAGCAATAATACAACAGATGAATTTATTGGAAGAAACAGAGCTCTGCTATTGAGCTTAATTTTTTAAAGGTGTAAACAATGGCAATAGAAAACGCACAATTAACTACAACACAACAAGATCTGCTTGTTGTACCCGGCAATGTACCAAACGGCTGGGCAATTACAAACATTATGGTATGTAATTCAAGTTCAGCAGATACAGCAAGTTTCGATATGCACTTGATCAAGAGCGGCGAAGCATTAAGCAATACAAAAACTATTGTTGTTAAAGAACTTACACTACCAGCTGGAGAAACATTTACATTTGATTCAGAAAAGGTAGTATTAAGTCCAGGAGACAAAGTAAGTTTTGTAGCTGAACCAGATATCGGCGGCGGCAATACAAACTTAGTAGCAACAGTGAGTTATTTGGAAGTATAAAATGAGACTAATGAAAGCCCAAAATACCAACCTACGTAATATTTACGGTAAAGGCATTAAGTACGACATAAACGGTCAAGTAATTATTGATAGTACAAATGTTATGCTTGTTCCAAAAGGTAATGAGGCAGAACGTCCTTCAAGTCCAAATAACGGACATTTAAGATATAATACAGACGATGATCAACTCGAAGCATATCAAAACGGTGCTTGGAGAGAAATTCGTTTTAAAGAACCAAATCAAGACCCAGGCATTACACAGCAAAACCTAGGAAATGGCGATGCAACTGAAACAGTGTTTGGTCCACTAGCAAGTGGCGATGCAGATTATCCTGTGCCAGCAGCAGCACAAAACATTTTAGTATTTGTAGAAAACGTTTTTCAAATTTCTACAACTAACTATACACTAGAACAAAGTGTTAGCGGAAGTTTAACAGGTCCAGGTGCTCCTTATGCAGACGGATGGTATATTAAATTTACTTCTGCTCCAGACCTAGCAAAACCTATTACAGTACTACATAACTTCGACAAGTAAATTCAATAAATACTGTGTCAAGGAGAATTAAGTGGCACAAGTAGGTAGAATATCCGGTCCATTATTACAAGCAAATCTAGAACGCAATGGCGTAGATCTAGCATTTCGCAATGACCTAAATACAACACAGCTTTTATACTTAGATGTTAATAATGGAAAAGTAGGTGTTAACAATGCTACTCCTACTAAAGAATTAGATATTCTCACCACAACACGCACAACAAATCTAATAGCATCTACTAGTTTAAACACTCCGGGCTTTGATATCTCAGGAAGTACTTTTAGAGTATTAACCGGCGATATAAATCTAAATGCAGCTGATGCTATTGTTATGGCTAATATGGAAAACGGAACAATCCGTATCAGTGACAATATCATTAGCACAATTAATTCAAATGCAAATATTGATTTACGTCCTCAGAGACAGTTTGATGAGGTTAGCGCCGCGGCTTTCTTAGAAAATTTAAACAATACACTTGTACAAGTTTCAAACGGTCAAATTGGCCCTGGCAATGCAGACTACGAGTTTTGGACTACAGTTTTACCGAGTGGGTTTCAAAGAGGTGATTGGAACGAAAGCGGCAACATTAACATTGATGATGTTATGGGCTTCCTATCTTTCACAAGAGGAAATCTTAGCCCACCGAGTGCGGCATATGATCGTGGAATAGCAATAATAAATGCAAAATTAACTAGTGGATCAATTACAGTTCTTGCAGATTTAGAAACAATTAATAGATCTGTAGAAGTTATAAATGATCTCAATGTTTATGGAAATATACATACACCAGGCAATATTACTTTTGGCGGCGACATAACAATAGGTGATAATGAAGGTAATGACACTGTAACATTTCAAACAGACATAGATACTAGTATTATTCCAGATCAAACCAACCAATTTGATCTAGGAACTTCCGAAAAAAGATGGGGAGATTTATATACATTTTTAATCAATGGTGACATTGCTCAGCTAGACGGATTAGAAACTGAGGGTATAAATGTTAACCTAAGAGCAGGTGGCATAATATGGGTTGACGTAAATGGTGATGACAATAATGTTGGCGATCATCCTCTAGGTGCTGTACAAACTATTTCAGAAGCACTATCTAGAGCAGAAGCCAGTGGCGAACAGCCTTTTACAGTTTTTGTAAAAGCAGGAGAATATCAAGAAGCACTCCCGTTGGTTGTTCCAAACAATGTGTCAGTTATAGGTGAAGACATTCGTAATGTAATTGTAACCCCTGATACAAGTAGTCAAAGTGAAGATGTATTTCACCTAAATGATAACACTACTATAACAAATGTTACAGTTAAAAATCATTACTACGATAGTGTAAACAACACAGGCTATGCATTTAGGTATGCTCCTAATGCTGTAATGAGCACACGATCGCCATATATACAAAACGTTACAGTGATAACACAGGAAACAAATCCAGGTGACGGAGATGCAGGTAGAGGTGCTTGGATAGACGGCGCAGAATTAAATGCTGCAAGTCCTAGAGCAACAATGCTTTTCCATAGTTGTACATTTATTTCACCTAATGCTGATGTTATTAATATGACAAACGGTGTTAGAGTAGAATGGTTAAACAGTTTTACATATTTTGCTAACAGAGGATTGTATGCATTTAATGGAGTAACAGGTAGAACATCATTAGACGGCAGTACTGTAATTTATGGTGCAGAGCTACGTTCTATAGGTTCAGCAAACGTATACGGTACGTATGGCGCTGTAGCAGACGGTTCTGATACATTGATGTATCTAATCCAACACAACTTTGCATACATAGGTGCAGGCACCGACAGAACAAATGATTTAGACTTAGTTGTACAAGCAAACGAAGTAGTTGAACTAAACAATGGACAAATTCACTATGTAAGTACAGACCAAGTAGGTAATTTTAGAGTCGGCGACAACTTTTTTGTAAACTTTGAAACAGGTAATACAAGTTTAAACATTGATACTGCTGATATTGATACGTTGAGTGGATTAACAATTAATACTCCACAAGGTACAAGCGTAATTGATTCTGCATATATTACAACCGGCGATGTATTAATTGAAAAGAATACAATCAAAACAAACTTTGGAAATCTCATACTTAAAGGCGGCAACGGCACAATAAATTTAAAAGATAATACTACGGTTAGTGGTAGTGTAAACATTGTTGATAATTTAAGTTTTGGAGGCACATTAAATCTTGCAGGCAACCAACCAGGAAGAAACACTGACGCAGACAAATTGGTGTTCAATGTAGAATTTGAACAAAATTTTAACCCACATCAAGACGGCGTTCACAACTTAGGTGAAGTACAAAGATATTGGAAAAATGCTTATATAGATTCTTTTGACGCAACAACAATTGATGTAACTCAATCAAAAGCACGGTTTGAAAGTATAGAATTAGACGGAAACTCTATTCAAAGTGTAGTATCTAATGCAGATTTAGATTTAAGAGCGGTAGGTACAGGTAAAATTCTTATACCAGATACAACTGTAAGCATTGTTAATAATCTTTCAGCTGACAACATATCTACAACGAATGTGTTTGTTGATGGTACTTTTACAAGTAATATACATAAACCTGGCGATATTGAATTATTTCAAAATGTAATTACTACAGTTAATTCGAATAGTGATTTAGAGCTTAGAGCTAGTGGAACTGGAAATATTCTACTTGAATCAGATTTTGTAGTTGACACTACTTTAACA